GGCAGACCGATTCGATCGTGTAATCCCGATCAGGGCAGGGATTTGCAAACGTCTCCAGCAGATCGCGCAGAACGACCACGGCCTCACATGGGTTGCTCTATGCTTGGCGAGCCATGTGAGCGAAAGATGTGGCTATCCTTTCGCTGGGCAACGCCAGAATCATTCCAAGGCCGCATTTTGCGCCTGTTCCGTCGAGGCCAGCTTGAGGAGGCTACCGTTGTCTCAGACCTTCGCTCTGCTGGATGCCATGTAACTGATACTGGCGAGAGCCAGAGCCGCGTAGATTTCGGATGCCATGTTTCCGGCAGCATTGACGGCATCATCAAGTCTGGCGTTCCAGAGGCTCCCAAGAAGCCGCACGTTCTGGAGATCAAGACCCACAGCCTGAAGTCATTCAACGAGCTTGAGGCTAAAGGCGTACAGCTTGCCAAGCCACTGCACTGGGCGCAGATGCAAGTCTATATGCTCGGCGCTGGCGTTGATCGCGCCTTGTACTACGCCGTGTGCAAGGACGATGACCGCATCTATACAGAGCGTGTCAGGCTGTGTGAGGAAAGTGCAGAGGCTTTTGTTACGCGAGGCCAGCGAATTGCCTTGACAGAGCGAATGCCGGAGCCTATCGCTTGCGCATCACCGTCATGGTATCGCTGTAAATTCTGCCCATCTTATGATTTATGCCACCAAAGCAAAACCACCAAGCAGGCGAACTGCCGAACATGCGCCCATTCAACGCCAAAGAGCGATGGCACTTGGCATTGCGCCAGATGGGGAGACACGATTCCGACTGAGGCGCAATACGCTGGATGCGATAGCCATGTGCTGCATCCTGATATGGTGCCGTGGAAACTGGTTGGCGGATCTGGCGAATGGTCTGCTGTTTATGAGATCGACGGAAATCAAGTTATAAATGGCGAGGATGGCTACGCCAGCAAAGAGCTGTTGGCGAATCTTCCGCTTGCAATGAGCAATGACGAAAACGTGGCTGCATTGCGCTAAAAGTTTGGGGCGAGGATTATTGGATGACCGCATTACGCGACTACCAACAACGAGCCATAGATCAGCTATACCGATGGTTCGGAGATGGCGGCAAAGGCAACCCCTGCATGGTTTTGCCGACCGGCAGCGGCAAGAGCCATATTGTTGCGGAACTGTGCAAGGATGCACTGCAAAACTGGCCTGAGACTCGCGTATTGATGCTGACACATGTTCGTGAGCTGATACAACAGAACGCCGAGAAAATGCGCCAGCACTGGCCTGGTGCGCCAATGGGCATCTATTCAGCAGGACTAGGCAAGCGCAATCTGTCCGAGCCGATCACCTTTGCAGGCATCCAGTCTGTGCGAAACAAAGCGCAGCAGATCGGGCACGTTGATCTGATTATTGTGGACGAGTGTCACCTGATTGGGCATGGCGAGACTGGAGGCTACAGGGAGCTGATCGGAAGCCTGACTGTCATCAATCCACACCTTCGAGTGATTGGCCTTACAGCGACCCCGTATCGCTTGGGGCATGGCATGATTACTCACAAGCCAGCCCTGTTTGATGCCTTGATCGAGCCAGTGAGCATCGAGGAGCTGATCTACAAGGGCCACCTTGCGCCACTGCGATCCAAAGTAACAAAAGAAAAGCTCAGCACAGAAAACTTGCATAAGCGCGGCGGTGAATTTATCGAAAGCGAAATGCAGGCCGCTTTTGATACTGACCAGCACAATACGGCAGTTGTAGATGAGGTCATCAGCTTGGCCGGTAATCGAAAAGCCTGGTTATGCTTTTGCGCTGGTGTTGACCACGCGCAGCATATTGCCGAAGAAATCAACAGGCGCGGAATCGTGGCCGCTTGCGTTACTGGCAATACACCAAAAAAAGAGCGCGATGACATAATCAAAGCATTTAAGGCTGGAAGAATTCGCGCACTCACCAATGCCAACGTCTTGACCACTGGCTTTGATTATCCAGATATTGACCTGATCGCCATGCTTCGCGCAACTATGTCGCCCGCGCTATATGTCCAGATGGCAGGTCGAGGATTGCGCCCTAAGAGCCACACAGATCACTGCCTGGTGCTGGATTTTGCTGGCGTTATCGAGATGCATGGCCCAATTACCAACGTCACGCCACCAACAAAAAAAGGCAGCGGAGATGGCGAAGCACCAGTAAAAATCTGCGAGTCATGCGGCGAGATTGTCCATATTTCGCTTCGATCCTGCCCTGCTTGTGGTGCTGCTTTCCCAGCGCCAGAGCCTCCCAAGCTGGCGCTGCGTGACCTTGATATTATGGGCATGGACTCAACCGACATGGCCGTGACCGACTGGCGCTGGCGAGAGCATATTGGCCGCGCATCTGGAAAGGCCATGATTGCCGTTGATTATTATGGCGGCCTTTCTGATCCGGTCATCACCGAGTATTTTACGATTTGGCACGATGGTTACGCTGGAAGCGCAGCAACACAAAAACTTGCCACCATTGCCAGCCAATGCGGGGCAATGAGCGCCATAAGCCATGATGATCTAAATCATATTTGCTCCGCCATGCAAAAAGGCAGAAAGCCAGCACAGATAAGCTACAAAAAAGACGGCAAGTATTTCCGCGTTTTGAGGAGAGAATTTTAATGCAGACAGATCGCATACCGACAGAACATGAGGAGCAGCGCGAGTTTGTGGCGTGGTTTCGACGACAGTATGCAGGGGTGCGTATATTCGCCATTCCTAATGGCGGATCTCGTTCCCAGCGCGAAGGCGGCAGATTCAAGCTGGAAGGGGTAAGTGCCGGAGTGCCTGACCTGTACATTCCGGCATGGCGAACGTGGATTGAAATGAAGCGGCAAAAAGGCGGCAGCTTGTCAGCAGATCAAAAAGACTGGCGCGATTATCTGCAAAGCATTGGTGACACTTGGATGATGGCAAAGGGCTGCCAGGACGCACAAAGGCAGATAATAGAGAAAATAAAACAATCAAATCAAATTTAATAAAAAAGATTGTGTAAAAATGTATATACAAATATCGCTTATGTGATTATTGTATGCACATTGATTATAACAAAGGAGCAATTTGCAGTGAAAGACAAAAACATCAACATCCGAGTCACAGCGGAGCAACACCAGCGAATTATGCGTGAGGCCCGCAAGCTTGGCCTTACGGTGTCTGCATATATTTTGATGCTAGCAGAAGGAGCAAGCAAATGAGCGAGCGCACAGCAATGATTTTGACGCTTATGTGTTCTGTTTTGATTGGCATTTTGGTGATCTTATGAGCGATTACGAGTTCTGGAAAAAAGCAAAGCCGATCAAAGGCACCGTGTTTGATAGCTCGTTTATCATGTCAAGAATGAATAGCGAACGCGCCCGCCTTGCCCGCAGAATACGCGAGATGGAACGCAAGCTCGGCAGGCCGCATCGATATCTGAAGCAATGCGGGGCTATTCAGTATGTTTGACTACGACGACGACGAGCGGCCAACGCCGCGACGAAGATGGTACGAATATGCGCTTATGCGCCATCCTGATTGCCGCGACCCAGATCATCCGGTGTGTGAACTTTGCGATCCTGAAGAGGTGTGTGATGAAAACGAGCGAGCAAACCTGGACGGTGTGAAGGAGTGCGCCGCCGCCATCCGCGCACTGAAGGAGCAAGTATGAGCCGAAACGACATCATGAGGCTGGCGCGTGAAGCCAATCTCCCGGCTTGTCATTTGACGCACCCTGTTGCGCTTGCCCGTTTCGCCAACCTTGTCGCCGCTGCCGAACGCACGAGGTTGCACGACAAGTTCATGCAGATTCACAAGTCGCAGCAGCACAGCAATAACTACTGGCACTTCGCAGCGAGAAAGATCAAGGAGGAAGCATGACCAAGACCCGAAACTGCGACGAGTGCAAGCATGGGCGCTTCATTTACATCGAGGGGGTGCTCAAGCCGCGCATGGACTGCCTGATGCTGCACAAGCCGAGGTTCTATGCGCCCGACTATTTCGACCGCGACACTTGGGGCTACAAGCGCAAGTGCGAGGACTTTGTTAAGAAGGAGCAAGCATGACTAGCAAACCAGAAGGAGAACACATGAGTGGAGACCATAATATGTACGGTGACGGCACTGTGTACCGTGGCGAGCGCAGCAAAGATAGTGCTGTGCAGACCTACACAATCCAAGAACTGGCCCATGCCAAAGGCGTTCCAAGTATGGTCACCAGCGCCATGCTTGCATTGGGTCAGGACTGTCTGGACGCGCAGGCAACTATCATGAAACTAAAAGCCGATGTCCAGCAATGGCGCGACATGCACGACGCTGTGGTCAAGGACGCAGATAAAGCTCACGCGCTGCTGCGCTGGGCTGAGACAGAGATGCGCTATGCCGGATGGAATACACGCATCAACGACCAGCATGGGCGCACGGATGTATACGAAGCCATTGTTGGGTTCTTGAAATGAGCATACCTTTTAATTCGTATTGGCTGATGGCAAAGTGGTCGGCCCTATTAACGGGGCGCGGCATGATCGAGAGTATTAAGGCCCGGTGTCACTGCAAGATAACAAGGAAGGAAGGTTATAGAACCGCCC